CTTTAAAATGGAATGTCATCATCGAAGGTGTCCTTAGCTGGTGCTGATCCCGAACTATTCGGGGCCGCATCAAAGGACTTGATCTCAGGATACTGAACTTCAATCCCGTTCTTATTTTTGTACGGCTTACCCATGCCAACAACGACGGTAGCTTTAAGACCTTTCATCGTCTTAACATCACCCGGCTTGTCTGGATTAGGATGTCCGCCAGCCACAAGGAAAGACTTGAGCATACGACGCCCAATCTCTTGGGCCATGTCAGACGTAGTGTGAATAATGTTGAAGCTATGATTCAACTTACCTGCGCTCTCTTCAGATACAAGCTCACAACGTAGCCGCTTGTTGGAGTCGGTAGCACCGAAGCTCTCCATGTCGGCCTCAGTACACTTAACCACGTGTGTACCAACTGAAAGCATACTGCCTCCCTTGCTTTCCTCAACTCCACTTAGGTCTAATGACCCAAAACCATTCCAATCACTCATGCTTTTTCTCCTTTCTTGGCAGTTTTTGCCTTAACGTATGTGTCATAATTTTCGTCTGGCATTGCCATTCTTGCAAACAATGCGGTGATGTCGTCAACGGCCTCATAAGGTTTAAGCCTATTACGAGGGTCGCGAACTTTGCCGTGCCAACCAGATACTTCATCGGTCACGACATAACGCCTAACTTTTGGAGTGCCTTGGTCGTTCTTCTCTGTGGCTCTGACACCACAAAGGACATGGTCGAAGAGTGCAGGGACGTGCTTAGATACAGACGCGCCTTTCACTAACGGCCAATACTGGGTGACGTCGTTGCCGTCTTTTTCTTCTTTGGCTAGACACGTGACATAAACATGAAGGGGTAAATCCCTGATCCACTTCAATGCTCCAAGCATAATGCGGTTGTAGTCACCCCACATCTGGAAGCCATTAGCACTGTGCTCATGTTCTTTTTCGAGGTGAGCTACCAGTTGCTCAGACAACTCAGTCAGTGAATCAATACATATCCACTTATAACCTGCCTCCTTAAAGTCCTTAGACTTAATGATATCAATGATACCTTTGAAGCTATATATCCCTTGCTCTGGATCATTGGTCTTGTCCCACGAACTGAAAGGAATGTAGTCGATGTTGACATCTTCCACAGATTTCAAACCCGATTCACCTGACAAGATTAATCCCTTGCCATATCGGTTTTCAAAGTTACGGCATTGGTAAGTTTTTCCATACCCATGATGAGCGTACAGCAGAACTTTAATCGGCCCGTCTTTTTGAAGGGACGAAGTATTCATTGTTTTAAACATGGCGAATTACCTTTATTTTCGGTGAGTCTAATTTGCGGGTTAACGCAGGGTTGAGGTTGTCTTGTTCGACACGCGGCAGCTTTAGAAACTTCCGCTTATCGACGGTCAAACTTCGATTAACGTAATCAGGTATTTCCCCCTGTGAATAAATTTCTTCTAAGAGTTTTTTATCCCATGACCACCGTTCAGATCGTCTTACAACAACCTCGAATGTGCGTGTTGAAATAGCCAACTCACCTGCTTCTTGGGGAAAGAGATGACCCATCTCTCCCTCCAACTGACCCATGCGTTCGCTAATGCGCTCATTCTCTATTGCTAGAGCATGATACTCAGTCGCCATTGGCTCAAGTCTATCGGCTGCTATCGTTGCAAGTTCACTCTTAGGCTGAAGTTTCGTACCTTCAAGAATGTCCCAGTCATCTTCTATCATATTTTTCTCCTTGACGCTTTTTGCACCAGCGATACTCGAATGGTGTCTTTACATAACCGTCAGGTGTATTATAGGATAGACACACAGAAACGCAAGTAGTAATTCAATAGGAGAAAAACGTGAAGATTAGGCTGAACATAGAAGCCCTCATCCGCGACTGCGGTGGTGCATCAATGACCGCGAAGATCGCAGGTGTTGTAAGAACCGCCCCATATTCGTGGGTCAAGAGACGCTATATATCCAGCCGCGTACTTGAGCGGATCAAAGAAGCTCGACCAGATTTAGACATTAACATTTACTTTGACGATGAGGATTACAATGAAAACGAAACTGGAAGCGGCACAGGAGTATCTGGATAGGGGTTGGTCTATCATACCAATCCGGCCAGAGGGTAAGAGACCTGCTATTAAATGGAGAGAGTATCAAGACCGACAGCCTACCTATGAGGAGGTTGAGCAATGGTGGACGCAATGGCCTGACCACGACATAGCAATCATTACTGGTGCTATATCAGGGGTGGTTGTGGTTGATTGTGATAATGAGGACGCTGCTCATGCAGCATTCGATGCAAACATGCGGTCACCTATCAAGGTAAAGACCAAGCGTGGCATACATCTGTATTTCGAGAACCCCAAAGATGATGTAAGACGTGGCCCTAGAGCTGGAGTAAATAGCCGGGGAGCTGATTGGCCACAGATAAATGGGTTAGACTTCAGAGGTGATGGTAGCTACGCGCTACTACCTCCCTCAAACAATTACGTCTGGGATTATCCGCAGCACGTATTCGATTGGGACGAAATGCCCACGTGGGAGGACTGGAAGCCTAGTCTTGCGCCTGTTCGGACGGAGGGTGACTTTCACTTTGGTGATCTTGACCTGTCCGCAGTCACTCCATTCAGCCCAGATGATCTTATGTGTGAGTGGGATAGGACGGCAGCATACGTGAAGGCAACATTCCCTACCTCACTAAAGATACCGAGCGGTCTTGGTAATGGGCGCAATGAGCGGGTGATGCAATACATATCTGAGTCTGTTAGGGAAGGGTACTTCGGTGCTGAGTTGCGTGTCAGGGGCTTTGCTTTCATGCGTGAGTTCTTCGAGGACAGGCTTGATGATAGGGAGTTCGAGGCAACTGTTCTATCAATGGAACAAGCCGAGAGAAGGAACCATCCCGACAGGTTCAACGATGAAGGTGACTATGTTCACAAACCTTTTGTCAAGGAAGGTAAAGACGAGGAGCCGAGGAAGCGTAAGCTAATTTTGATGGAGGATGCTGAGCAACTTTTACAGGAGTCAGATGCTAAAAGTTACTTGATCGAACCATGGCTACCAGCTAATACAATAGTGCAGGTCTACGGTTATTCAGGCCATGGTAAATCCCTCTTTGTGCAACATGCAATGTCAGCCCTATGCGCTGGCAGAAAATACTTTGGGCCGTTTGAAATCGGTAGACCTGCACGAGTTTTATATCTCGACTTCGAGATGGGTATGGCTACGATTGCCAGACGTCTGATCGAGATGCGTCAGGTTCATGGCAACACAGAAGATCGCCTCAACATATGGACACCGTTCGTTGACAAGAAAGAGATGGACTTAAACCATAGGGAAGGGCTGATAGAGCTACAGAACTGGGTTAAGTTTGCCAACCCAGACGTCATCGTAATTGACACGATCCGATCTGCCTACCCCGGACTTGGTGAAAACTCAGCAGACGAATGGGCTAAGATCAACAAGCTGGCCGTGCATTTGCGGAACAGTGGGCTGTCAGTCATCATGCTACACCACTCGAACAAGCCATCGCTGGATGGTGTGGGAAGAGAGGCAGGTAGTACAAACCAGCTTACAGTTCTTGAGACACAGATAAGAGTAGCCCAAGTCTACAAGGACGAGGACACTGCCAAGCAGAATGCGGCTATATACGACGGGACTTATGAGACCCCCATCTGGCCACAGCTTGAAGCTAAGCTACCGCCCAACCACCGCTTGTACATGGTTATGGAAATTCGTTACGGGAAGGTGCGTGAATGGACAGACATACATGACAGGGTTCAATGGCTTGGCTTGGCTGCTCACAATGATACAGATGAAAAGATAATTGTATCAAGCAGATCAACGAAGCAGAAAGCTAAAGACATGGCACTTGATGGGTTCGACTCGACAGTTATTGCTGATCGTCTTGCGCGTCCGCTACGTCTGATACGGGACTGGCTGGAGATTGATCTCCCTTCATCGTGATGCTTGTAACGTAAGCTCCCGGAAAATGTTTGCGGACTTCGTCATAGAACGCTGCAAATTCTGGGAACTTACGTCTGTTCTCCGCTCTCTTCTGTTCAATTTCTATGTCCCATTGATTAGCTGTCAATGACTGGGGGTAAACCTTCTGGGGAGAAGCCTTAACGTCTCGCTTACTTTTCCATTCGTCATATAGCTTTTGTTTTTCACGAGTGGCTTTATTCAAGGTATCCTCAAGGTGTAGGAGAAACGATACACTCGCTAAGTGCTAGTAGACTAGCTGTTCTAAAGCATCGGTCTCTCGAAGGGGTGCGCAAGCGACCCCTTCGTCGTCCTCCCGCATCCGAACAAGGCGAGTGTATCGCTATTTGCTTATCTAATCAACCCCCTTCGTTGTAAAAATCACTCTTTAGGTGTTGATATTTTGCTCTGTATTCCGTAGAGTACAGGTAACCCGTAACTGGGGGTGCGAAGGAGAGTAACTAATGCCGAAGATTGTTCGTGTCAGTGACACGGATTTGACTTGGCTCCGTGGATCACATCACATTCACTCTTACCATTACCTCGCGCAACATATCGGTTGTTGCGTAGACACACTTAAAAGAATCCTAGTCCGTGAAGGACTACAGGAATTTGACGGTGCTAAGTATCAAGTCCGCCGTGACTTTGAAGAGAAGACGTGGGTGCGCCCATGTATGTCATGCGGGGGTAACGAGAAGAGACCAAAGAATTGGTTCTTCTGTAAGCCATGCCGCAAAACTATGGGGTATGACGATTGAGTGGTCGAGGGATGAAGACTAAAGGCGACAATTACGAACGTGAATTGGCCGCTTACATCAATGAGAAGACAGGTATCGAGAGCTTTCGAGCCCCACTATCAGGCGGTGGGCATGTTGGCATGTCGGGCGGCGCAGACTTACTAGGTGTGCCAGAATTGTTTGTTGAAGCAAAGAGAGTTGAACGTCTGAACTTCCATGACGCGCTGCGCCAAGCTGAGCGTAACATCGACAAGACCCGCAGCCCAGATGCCCCTATCGTAATCAATAGAAAAAATAGAATGCCAACAGGTGATAGCCTGTGCTTGTTAAGACTTGATGATTTCTTGAAGTTCTACAAGGCATACCTAAAGCAACAAGGATTTATAGATAACCCTGATGCCCAGCCCAGAGGTGAGGCGTTGTCGGAAGTGCAAACAATTACTTAACTTATCAGAATTTAGATGTAGATCAGGCCCACTTGCGGAGAGGGAAGGAAGGGCTGGTCAACCTTACGGAAGATGCAAATCCTGCACACGTAAAATTACAATAGCCAGATTAGACGGGAACATGTCACATGCTCTTAGGTCTCTTCTATGGCGTTCAGGTACGCGGGCTACTAAAGTCCACAGCCGCCAAAGCCTGACGGTTGAAATCCTCTACGAAATCTACGCAAAACAGAATGGTCGTTGCGTCCTTACTGGCCGATTGCTCACAGCCACACGTGGGCAAGGCAGGGTTTCAAGTAATGTTTCTCTGGACAGGATTGATAATTCTTTGGGGTACACTAAGGAAAACATTCAGCTAACCAGCCGCAAAGCCAATGAAATGAAAGGCGATGGTACAGAAGAGGAGCTATTGGAATATAGCACGGACGTCGTCAAGACTTTAGGACGACCAAAGAAATAATCGGGCGTACTCTCTGTACTACAGGAGGGCCAACATGCACATACAGAAATGGTTTGCATTACATAACTTTTTCAAAGGGCCACAGCTCGAAGAAATAATTAAACTTACTACTGACGTAACGCTAAACAAGGCGTCGGTCATGGGAAAGAAGGGAGGCACATTAAAAAACTTCTTGGCCCGTAACTGCAAGAGCGGATGGATTCATCGCGACCTCCAGTCCGATTGGCTGTTCAAAGAAATTCTCACCTGCGTTCACGAAATCAACAAGCGCACACTCAAGTTCGACCTCCAAGATTGTGAGATAGAATCCCTCCAATACCTAGAGTATGGCCCCTTCCAGTTCTATAGACGTCACGTCGACAATTCTGCTGACGGTATAGCTACACGGAAATACTCAGTAACAATACAGTTGTCAGACGAGAACGATTACGTCGGCGGAAACTTAGAAATTATCGGTGAAGGACAGTCGCGATATGCCCCCCGTGGGCGGGGGTCAATCGCTATATTTCCATCACATTTAGTACATCAAGCGAGACCCGTATGGATAGGAAAGAGGAAGGTTCTAGTTGCGTGGATACGTGGGAAAAAAACGCTGTCCTAATCTCGCAAGAGATACGTGACTGGTCAGAGCAAGTCTTAGAAGCTCCGTCTGATGAGCACGGAGGACTAGCCCCTTGCCCTTTCGCGCGGATGGCATGGCTTAAAGAGAACGTCATGATACACGTTACTCAAGATATCGAAGCCGTCATTGAGCTGAAGGCTTTGTACCCGCCTACGTCTGATACCATGCACATCGTGGCATGGACGGGGTTCGGAGACATGACTACCGATCAGTTTGCTGAATGGCTTAATGACCAGAACAAAGATCACTTCGGTGTTTGGATGACAGGATTTCACCCAGACGCTGAGGAAGACGAAACAATACCTGAATATTCAGGGCTCGGTGTGGACGACTACGCTATCATACTTATGCAATCATACGAACATCTGGTTAGTTCGTCGAGACGACTCCTTCGCACCGCGTATTATCGACGATACTCTCCAGAGGATTTGAGTCACATCAATAACAGACAGGAGAAGTTTGATGCGTGGAATGAAAAAGTCAATGCGAAAGCCTATGAGCACCGCGAAGAAGAAGCCCTCCAAGACCGCACAGAAGGCGGTGGTACGTTCGAGCACTAAGAAACCCAAGCGAGGTTATTGATATGAGAAACCGAGGAAAGTCCCAAGGCTTAGTGTTTGGAACCATGTCAGGTGCAAATGCGAGTGGTCAACCTTCACTCAATACTCCTCAATCC